ACAGATAGCAGGAATGGTCGAGGGATCAATGGGCGCGGGTGGCAGTATGATGCCAGAGGAAGATAGTCTTGAAATCGAATTACCATCGACCATTGACGAGTTACCAGAGGGAATCGAACTTGCTACAGACGAAATGGTAGAAGTTGTTGCAGAACCTTACAATCATGATGCGAACTTAGCAGAAGTTTTAGATGAGGGTGTACTAGGATCTTTATCTTCAGATTTACAAAACAAAGTCCGAGAAGACATGGAGTCAAGATCTGATTGGGAAGAAGCCATTGCCAAGGGACTAAATTTACTTGGTATAAATTACGAGGATCGAACTGATCCTTTTCTTGGTGCAAGTGGGGTAACTCATCCATTATTGAGTGAGGCAACAACCCAGTTTCAGTCCCAGGCTTATAAAGAGATGTTACCAAGTGGTGGACCTGTAAAAACACAGATATTAGGTGTACCTACAAAACAGACAGAAGATCAAGCACAAAGAGTTAAAGATTTTATGAACTACCAGATAATGGAAGTCATGGAAGAGTATGATGCTGATACAGATCAGATGTTATTTTATTTACCACTTACTGGATCTACATTTAAAAAAGTTTATTTTGATACAACAAAACAAAGGGCAATGTCTAAGTTTGTACCTGCCGAAGATTTAGTTGTTCCGTATTCTGCGTCAGATCTAATGACGGCAGAGAGGGTTACACATGTAGTTAAAATGACGTATAATGATATTCGTAAATTACAAGTAGCAGGAGTTTATAGAGATGTTGAATTATCTACAACGGATTCTGGAGAAGACGAAGGTAGTATTGAAGGAACTACCAATGAGCTTCAAGGATTACGTCCAAACTATTCTGATGACTCTTATACCTTATTGGAATGCCACATTGACTTGGACTTGGAGGGTTTTGAAGACGCGGATATGGAGGGGAATCCTTCGGGTGTTATGTTGCCTTATATTGTCACCATTGATCAGAATTCTGGAACAGTGTTATCGGTGGTTAGAAACTTTAGAGAAGAAGACCCATTAAAGAGAAAAAGACAATATTTTGTACATTTTAAATTTTTACCAGGGTTTGGATTTTATGGTTTCGGGTTACTACACACAATCGGAGGTTTATCTCGTGCTGCAACTTCTATTCTCAGGCAGTTAATTGATGCGGGTACGCTCTCTAATTTACCAGCTGGTTTTAAGGCTCGTGGTGTTCGTATTCGTAATGATGATGAGCCTCTTAATCCTGGGGAGTTTCGTGACATCGATGTCCCAGGCGGAGACCTCAAAAACTCTATCATCCCACTGCCATATAAAGAGCCATCTGGCACACTAGCACAATTGTTAGGGGTCGTTGTAGATTCGGGAAGGCGTTTTGCTCAAGTTGCAGATGCAAAAATATCTGATGTCAACTCACAAGCACCCGTTGGTACAACTGTTGCTTTGATTGAACAAGGTTCAAAGATTATTTCAAGCATCCATAAACGTCTACACTACGCACAAAAACAAGAATTTCGTATGTTGGCAGAGATTTTTGCAAATAATCCAGTGCCGTATCCTTATTTTGTAGGTAATATTGCACCAGAAGTTATGCAACAAGACTTTGATGGACGCATTGACATACTTCCAGTATCAGATCCAAGTATTTTTTCTATGGCACAACGCTTGTCACTGGCACAAACACAGTTGCAAATGGCACAACAAGCACCACAGATACATAATCAGTACGAAGCTTTTAGAAGAATGTACGATGCACTCGATATAAAGAACATTGACAGCATTTTACCACCTCCACAACCACCTGCACCAGTAGATCCTGCCACAGAAAATGGTAATTCTATTAAAGCAGCGCCTTTACAAGTGTTTCCAGAGCAAGATCACGAGGCACATGTCCGTGCTCATGTGGCATTTTTGGCTACACCAGCGTCACAAGTCAACCCACAAGGGTTTGCTTTGTTACAAGCACATGTTCAAGAGCATGTTGGACTAATGGCAAGAGACCAAGTAACTAAATTCTTTCAAATTTCTATACAAGAGGCTCAAGCGAGGGGTGAAATGGTGCCTCAAGTTGATCCTGCCGCCTTAGAAGCTGCGATAGCACAACAAATTGGTGAAATATTGAGTGAAGTTATGCCATCTCTACAACCACAACAGCAAGTTGATCCTCTTGTACAAATTAGACAGCAAGAATTAGAGAATGACACTGCTGAAATACAAAGAAAAGTGGCAAATGATCAAATGAACTTTCAAGTTGATCAAGCAAAGTTAAAACAAGCGTTTGATTTGGCACAACAAAGGTCACAACTACAAGAACAAATTGCAGATGATCGCAATGATGTAAATATTTATAGAATAAACACACAAGCCTCACTAAAAGGTAAGTAAAGATGGACCCAGTTACGATATCAGTCGCTGTAGGAGTGGCAAGTAAAGCTTTCTCTGCAATAAAGGCTGGTTTCGCAATGGGAAGAGACATTGAACAGATGTCGGGTGACATTGGACGTTGGATGGGAGCCGTATCAGATGTTGACAACGCAGAAAAACAAGCAAAAAATCCTCCCTTGTTTGGTAAATTGTTTAAAGCAGGTTCTATTGAAGAAGCGGCAATGGCTGCATACGCTGCAAAAAAGAAACTTGAGGAACAAAGGTACGAACTCAAGGTATTTTTGAATATGACCCATGGGCCTGGAGCTTATGATGAATTATTGCAGATGGAAGGTCAGATCAGAAAACAACGTCAACAAACTATTTATAAACAACAACAAATGAGACGACAGATAGGTGAGGGTATTGCTTGGTTATTTCTTGTTTTAATTGTAGGTTGCTTTTTATTATTACTAGCTAGTGTATTTTCTAATAAAGCATATGGTAGTGATTACACATATGTACCAAAGCCATACACGAAACAACAACTAGAAAATCAAGGCAAGATTGAGAAAAAAAAGTATACAACATGTCGTTTAAAAAAAAGAATAAAATCAAAAACGGGACAGATGGCTTGCATTTATATAGGAAATAATCAAACATATGAGTTAATGATTGAAAGTTGGTGCCCAAAACAATATAAATGTGTTTATAATCCTTGGGGTAAAGAGCCAAACATTGACGATGTTATTGATTCTTTGAATAATGCAACGAAAGGTAAGTAAATGGAAAACATGGTATTAGATGCGTGGAACGATTTGACTTACTTAGAAGGAATATTATTTACATTTTGGCTTTTTATCTTATATTATGGTAAATGTTGGATAGATAAAAGGTTTGAAAAATGATAAAATGGTTTTTAAAGTTATTAAGTTATACTGGAAGAGTAGGTATTACATCTAGAAGAGAACTATCTAAGCATAGACTTCATACTGTAAAATCTAATGGTGGATTTAGGTATGAAGATTTGTGTATGTAGGAGAAGAATGTGATTCAAGCTTTAATAGGACCTATAGCTAACTTAGCAGGAGCTTGGTTCGAAAACAAAGTTGAGAAGACAAAAGCCGAAGGACAAGCAAAAGTTGCAGAAGCTAGAGCTCGTGCTTCTGTTGCAGAGAAGGTAGCTACTGGTGAAGTTGCTTGGGAAGGCAAAATGGCAGACGCTACAAATGAAAGTTGGAAGGACGAGTTTGCCTTAGTTGTGCTACTGGCTCCCGCAATTTTGGTATTCATACCTGGGATGAAAGAATATGTTAAGGAAGGATTTGATATATTGGCAACTTTGCCAGAGTGGTATCAGTACCTTTTATATATTGCAATTAGTGCGAGTTTTGGAATCAAGGGAGTGGGACAAGCCGCCAAGATGTTTAAGAAGAAATAATGTATGAACTATTTGTATTAGCGTGTTTAGTAAGTAATCCAGTTCAATGTGTTATTTTACAAGATTTAAAAGGTCCATACGAAAAAGAAATTGAATGTGCAATTAGAGCACAACAAATAAAAGAGGAAATAATAATAAATACACCATTGTATTACGCCAAAAGATATAACTGTAAAAAATTTTATGCCAAGTCTCTTTAAACATTTAAGGAAAAACAATGAAAACTAAAGCTAAAAAAATTAAGAAAGTTATTAAAGGTTTGAATAAAGCGTCAAAGCTACACGCAGAACAAGCTAAAAAATTAACGAGTGTTTTGAAAAATGGCAAAAAAAGATCCTAAACTTGGAACTGGTAAGAAACCAAAAGGTTCGGGCAGAAGACTATACACGGATGAGAATCCAAAAGATACCGTCAGTATTAAATTTGCCACAGAAGCAGACGCAAGAGCAACAGTTGCAAAAGTTAAAAAAGTCAATAAACCTTATGCGAGAAAGATACAAATACTTACAGTCGGTGAGCAGAGAGCAAAGGTCATGAAGAAGAATAAAGTGGCTAGTATTTTTAAAAAGGGTAAAGAATCTATAAGGAGAGCACATGGCAAGGGTTAAGCAGTTTGCAAAAGATATGGGTATGTCATATAATCAAGCTAACAATTTAGTAAAAAAAGGAAGAGCACTCAAGGATGGAGGATCTTCTGTATTGGAGAGCACAATGAATAAAGCAAAAGTAATTAAAGCAAAAAATGGAAAAATAACCAAATTAGATACTAAAAATCCTGGTAAAGCAAAAGTGAATCAATTTAAAAATGTTCAGAACGCGGCGGCAGCTGGAAAAATAAGTCAAAAGGATGCTTTAGATAAAATAAGAAAAATAGTTTTAAGTAAAAGATTAGGTGGTGGTTTTCCAGATTTAAGTGGTGATGGTAAAACAACTATGAAAGATGTTCTTATGGGTAGAGGCGTAATACCGAAACCAAAATCAAAAACAATGAAAGCTAAAAAAGGTGCGATTGTTAAAATGCGTGGTGGTGGATTAGCAGTCCAAGGAACAAAATTTAGTGGTCTTTATTAATCATGTTTGCACCTCCAGGACAAGAAGAAGCTCAAGTACAAACAGCAAAAGAACTTGCCGAGGGTGATAGTTATAACTATGGTGGTGATGGATCAGGTATATCTAATCCGTATTTAGGTGTAGCTTCTGATGAAACAATAAATCAATTACAAAATGCTGTTAGCAGCTCGTTTGCTGATCCAAACAGAATAGAAGGTCAGATTAGAGCACCTATGCTTAGTTTTGATCAATATAATGCATTAAGAGGGACAACTTTAGCTGATCCATTTAGAGACAACCCAGCAGGAATTATGTCTTTAATTCCATTTGATTACAGAGGTCAAAGAAATACATTAGATGATTTAGAAAGACAATATGCTCTATTTGCAAATCCTTATGGAGTTTCTAAAGGTCAAATAGACACAGATCTACTAGACGACAGATCTGCAAATATTATTCAAAAAGATGTAGATAGATTATCTAAAAGACCTTTTGATCAAGGAAATGAAGAAGAAGGTAAATTAAGATCTGGATTACAAACACAATATGGAGATCTATTTGGCACTCCAACTGGAATGCCAACTGTAATGGGAGAAGTTAGAGCACAAGATGTTCCCATGAGTTTGTCAGAAATGACAGCTAGACTAGCTTTCTCTGGTACTCCACTTGGTCCTTTAATTTCTTTAAATAAAAACAGAAACCTTACATTAGAGGACAGTCCTACTTATGATTCAAAATTAGATCCAAATAGTCCTGATTATGAAGGCACTGGAGGAACTTTTCTTGGTAATATTTTAGATACAATCACTGGTGGTGCAGGAACACCTGCTTTAAAACAAGGTGCTGATTATCTAAGAAACTCAGAAGCGGGTATTGATCTTACTGGTATTTTCAGTACGAACATAGGTAAAGAAGTTAAAGAAAATTTAAATAACGCAGAAGATTTAACTGGCAGAATGAATCAAGTTGGAAATATAATGAATGAAAATGAAAGATTAAAAATTCAACAAAGATTGAATCAATTAAGAAGAGAAAGTGGTCAATCTATTTAATGCAAGTAACAGATTTTTTACATAGATACAAAAAAATATTAGACACTCGTATAGAAGATGTTAGTATTTCCTT